CATCAATCAGGTCTTTACCTGCACCTCCTACACCTTTGATAGGGTACACGCGCTTATGCCATCTAGTTGAGCAGTACTTATATACCGATTGGGTCTTACTACCACCGGAGTCAATACACGTAACGGATACGCCCCTTTTTCTGCCATCGGCATAAGACCATGTACGATTTAAAATAATATCGTCCAATTCTTTCCATACAGCATCGTAAGCAGGGTCTCCATACAATCTGAAGTATTGTATACCCCAGCTCTCATAATCTTTCCCCCAGCCTACAATTTCACACTCTAAGCGGTCATCCTGTGTATCGACACCACATGTTAAGAGTAGAACACCATCCGGCAACTCTGCGCCGTAGTCTTCTCTGCGTTCATAGAGCACTTCGGACTGTAGGGTTTCGGTATCCTCTTCATAAGGAATACCCATTTCAGTATTGAAGAACGTCTTAACGCCAGCTGTCCCGAGTTTGGTTGCTTCCTCGTATTTATCTTGCAGTTTTCCCCAAGATGCCCAAGGAGAGCCAAACGCGTTCATGTGAAAGCTTCGGCAATTATACTTCTTTAAATTCTCCGGCGCTTCCGCAATCCATTTGCCCTCTCGGTATAATTTCTTCCACTCAAACTCTTCGGATAGCGTTCCGCAGTGATCACACGCCAAATAATACTTGCCGGTGTCCTCGTCTGCGTGGAACTTATCCCAGGAAGGATACACATATTCACCGCAAGCAGGGCACTTAATGTGCCACACCTCTTGCGTACCGCCTAAATACAATTTCTCTATCCGGCTGGTACCTTTGGCCAATGGCGTAGATGAGTACACGTGTTTTCGGTTGTAGAACGTATTAGTACGCTTTTCTGCTAGGCTCAAAGGGTCGCCTTCCGTGCCAGCTGATGCTGGATAGCGGTCAATTTCGTCCGCCAATAATACACGAATTGGCCTAGATGCCAAATCTGCTGGAGCGTTCGCACCGACTAATGTCAGGTAGCCGCCTGGAAAGGTCTTATTTAATACCGTATTGCCACTGTCCCGAGATTTTACATCGGCCATTTTATCGTTAAGTACTTTCGTGTCACGAATAAAGGGAGCAATACGAGTTTTGGAAAACTCTTTAGCTATATCTTTTGTAGGCTGCATGAACATAATTGGTGACGGAAAGTAGTCAATAAAATAACCCAACACATTTTTAATGAGCTGGGTTTTACCAATTTGCGAGCCGGTCATATAGACTACTTTTTCAACATCAGGGTCACTCACCGCGTCAAGCATTTCCTTTTGATACGGTGCCCTATCGGTGGAATACTTCCCTGGTTCGGCGCTATCCTCAGTGGAAAGCACCACATTAGCGTTGGCCCATTCCGACGCGGTAAACTTTGGCGGTGGCTTTAATACACCGGCCAACCCTTTAAACAGGTTGCATGTGTGCTTCAATCCCCTTCACCTGCCTCGTCGTCGTCCACAATGATGTCATCAGATTCATCGTGGAACATGTTAGGGTCATATTCTGACAATTCTGTTAAGCATTCATTGACTTCATCGAGAAGTGCATCTTGAATGACTAACAGATTCGTCTCTCCCAACACTTTAGGTGCTGCTTTTAGTGGCAACGCCTGGAGCTTACTTTTAAAGTTATTCAACATTCGATTCATTACGGCTTTAACTGTGTTCGAGCGGTGCAATTCTCCATTCATGATCTTCAGTTTGTTTTCTTCAATCATCCGTTTAGTTCGAGTTAACAAAGTTCGTTCCGCATCATATCCGCCTTCTCGTGCTTTCTTTTCGAGTTTACTTTCTCCGGTCTTATACGCAACAAATGCTTGTACTGTTTTCGCGATATTGTACTGTCCGCGTTTTTCCTTTTCGAATATACCGTCCTCGGTCAACTGCTGAACCCGCCGAGAGCTGATGCCGAGTACTTTTGCCACAATTTTAGATGATACTAATTCGTCAACGATTGTTACGTTCGTCACAGTCTCGCCCCCTTCCAAAAGTTGACCAATTTTGAAGCCGAACAGCAGTTCGGGAAAATAACTAACTAGCTATTCCGCGGGGTTCGGATGACCCACGCAAAATATTTTTCATTTGGAGTACCTTATAGGTCCCCTATTGAGGCTGTGGCCCTAGCCCCCATACATGCCCCCTCGCCAGTGCTGTTTGCGTGAATGTTTCATCATATCTTTAGCAAAGGCTTTGGCTTTGCAATTACCTTTACTGCCAAGGACAATAGCATTAGCAGTACACTTATTACGTTTGTTATGTAAACAATCTTTAATATGGCAAGTAATATCTGTCATACTATTCTCTCCTTTCTATTGGCAGTTAGATTCTATTTGTAGGCTTAATCAATATCATCATAGGAGTAGTGATTTGATATAGTTATGTAGTCAAGGAAATCTCTTACATTGTGTATTGGTTGTAGTTAAACAAGGCTATTCTATTTTGTACGAAAACATCTCATAGGTGTCGCGAATTTATTTTGGTATAGTTTGTTATTTGAAAGGATTACATTTGCATTACGAACAGGTACCCCCTATGATGATATTGATTAAACCTGCATAATACAAAAGGACGCCAAGTACATCTGGCGTCCTTTCCTTATTCACTTCCTGTGAAGTTTCCCAACTTTCACACCTACAGTATACCACATGTCGATGTATCGTTTTGTATCGTTTTGTATTGTCCACGCTATTTCAATCTAGCACGTATACGTCCTACCTCTACTAGGGCCCTATCGTGTAGCTCGCCACGTACTCTTGCCTCGCTATAGAATAAGATACCTGCTAGCTCTTTCCAACTCTTCCCCTGTACGTATCGCTCGGTCAGTAGGACCGCCAACTCATTCGGCCGTACTTGGCTAATCACCCAACGGACTTCTGCTTTAATGGCTTTTAACCGTTCTATTTCCTTTCGTTGCAATTCAACACATTGCTCGATACCAGCTACTATACCGGATAAATCGCCACAATGCCCGCCGGATACCCTATCCTTGCTGTAGTCCGTGGCGGACAACGTGTCCGCCTTACGTTCTATCTGTGCCTCAATATCACGCTTAATTGAATCTATGCGGTCATCAATTCGTAATATTTGTTGCATGTACTCTTTATCGGTCACTCTTCCGCCCCCTTGCAATATCTCCATATCTCGTACAGTTTGTATTGGTCCTCGTGCTTACGGCTCACCGTCCATGGACTTTTACCCTCAGCATACACAAGCGCCTTACCGGTACCGCCCCATACATCATCAATACGATAGAAGTGTCTATGATACCAATGTTTGTTATCATTCGATACTAACACACAGTCACCTTGTTTAAAGTGTTCCATTTCCCATCACCTCATTGATGTATCTATCTAAATACCACCGTGCTTTTTTTAGGTCTTCGAGTTTATCGCCCTTATACCCTGCTCGTGCGATGTACTTAACAACATTACCAAGATGATACGGAAGTTGTTGATCTTCGATAAAGTCAATCACCTCAATCTTTCCTCGCGTATAATGCGAGGGGTGGTTCACGGCATCGTGCTCAATATTTCCATACATATTATCCATATGCTCAGCAGTTGGTACTTGAACAGCTTCTTTGCTACTGTCTTCGATGTGCCTTTCTTCTGTCTTTTTACTGTCTTCCTTCTGTCTATCTTCTGTCTTGTTACTGTCTACTGTAGTCATTTTTCCTTCCTCCTCAACGTCCTTCTTGGATTTATGACTGAATTTAATCGCACAATCAGGGCAATATTTACGTGGTCGCCCCTGTGGCTTTCTAAAATATTCAAACGGCTCTCCACAGCCTTCGCATTCTCTAACTTCTAATTTAGTGCCTGCTGGCGGAGGCGTCATAACTTCCATGCACTCCGGACAATAGTCTTCTGATGTTTTAACCGTAAACTTCGTGCCACACTTTCTACATTTTTTTTGCATGATACTTTACTCCTTGTACAACTCTTTACGATATTTAATGGCTTCGAGTAGTGCATCTTGCCCTACTTCCTTACGTTCTAACGCTTTCATAACTTGCTCGTCCATCGTCCCTTTTGTTACTAGATGATGGATAATCACAGGTTGCGTTTGGCCTTGCCTATGAAGCCTTGCGTTAGCCTGTTGATATTGCTCTAGGCTCCACGTTAATCCATACCAGACAATGATATTGCCACCAGCTTGAAGGTTTAGCCCGTATCCTGCCGATGCGGGATGGGCCAGTAACATTTGAATGTTTCCTTTGTTCCACTCGGCCACATCGTCATCGGTCTTTAATTCGACAGCTTTGGGAAAGGCTCCCTTAATCGCTTGTAGATCATGCTTGAAATTGTAGAATACTAACATCGGTTTTCCTTCATTCGTTTCTACTAATTCTTTTAACCTCTCCACCTTCTCATTGTGGACGATAATTGTTTCACCTTCATCGGTATAGATAGCCCCATTGGCCAATTGTAATAATTTACCGGCCAAGGATGCTGCATTGAGTGCACTTACGTCGTCATCATCAACCAAGCTTAAGACATGATCACGTTCCATTTCTTTGTAAAGCGCCCATTCTTTGGAATTCATCTCTACCGTGATTACGTTCTCAATACGTTCGGGCAATGTTAGATAATCTTTAGCTTTTAAGCTCATACAGATATCTTGCATCTTACCAAATATCGCGGTATCTCCGCCGGGCAGTAATCGGTAGCTATACACGATATGCCCGTTTGTTTTATCTGGTTTAAAATAACGATTGCGGTACTCTGTAATTGTTTTACCCAATCGGTCTCCGCCATCTAGCAGGTACATCTGCGCCCATACATCCATTAATGTATTCGGTGCCGGTGTGCCTGTTAAAATCACTACTCGTTTGAAGAAAGGCCTCATCTTACGCATAGCTTTGAACCGTTTGGCCTGCGGATTCTTAAACGATGAACTTTCATCGATAACAAGCATGTCAAAAGGGAACGGCTTCTTATGATAATACTCATACAGCCATTGCACATTCTCACGATTCATCACATAGATGTCTGAATCACTTTGAAGGGCTTTGATGCGGTCCTTTTCAGGGCCTAGCACAGATGCTATCTTCAAACAGCTTGTTTCATTCCATTTGTTAGCCTCTTGCGTCCAGGTCGATTCGGCTACTTTCTTAGGTGCGATAAGCAGCACTTTCTTAATATCGAATTGATCATACATTAACTGCTCGATAGCGATTAATGTAGAAACGGTCTTGCCCAATCCCATATCAAGTAACAGCCCATAGTGTGTATGGTCAATGATTCTTTGAATTGCTATCTTTTGATATTCGTGTGGATGAAAGTCCATAAATCGCCCTTCTTATATCATCAACAAACAAAGTAGCCCCTAATTTGCCGGTAACTACGGAAACGCTGGCACCCAGCTTTCGCATCCGTTCTATCTGCACGCGTTGATTAGGCCTTAATCGCCCTTTCTCGTCCTTTAGTTCAGCGAACACGACTAGGCCACCCGGTAAGATTATAATTCTGTCCGGCACGCCATCATTTCCCGGCGATACGAATTTCATATATATGCACCCCAGATTTTTGAGTTGATTTCCCAACCAACGCTCGATGTCTTTCTCCATGTTCTCACCTCGTTCTCATTTAATAATTGGACACACCCTCGGACACGCCTACGAACCTACGCCATTACTGGGTTTATGGGGGGGGTGTGTCCAATTTGTCCGATTTTTTGCCAGAATATATATATACGCGTATTCGCGTTTTTTACGTGTATACGTATACATACGATTATTCATATATTTATTTTTTATTTTTTTATATAAATAATTGGACACACTAGACACATATTATTAATTTGATTAGCAGTTATCTACTTTTTGCCCGTGTCCGATTAGTGTGTCCAGACGTGTTTGGTGTGTCCAATTATTACCATATATCAAAATTTATCAATGTATAGGGTTGAATAAATATTTTTACAAACATTTGTACCCGTTAAATAATTGGACACACCTCAAATAATTGGACACACCTACTTTTCGTGATTGCGTTTATAGATTGATAGAAGGTCTGTACCTTCCCTTACAAACGCCCTCTGTGGGCCGTAAAGCCTGCCAAACCGTGCTTTACCAGTTCCCTTTGTATAAGGGTTCCATCCTCGCATTGCTTGAAGTATGTCTGTAATCTCCCTAGCCTTTGCGTTCTGCAGGTTCTTCCTGTCCCCCTCCATCACTTCACACCATATCTCAAGGGCACACACCCGCTCCCGCTGCACTGAACCGCAATGATCGTCATCGCCATAGTTCCTGATATAATCGCGTCTATCAAATATATCTAGCGACTCCCAATCTTCGGGTAATAACATCTCAAGGTATTCCTCAATGAGCCCTACGAGTTCACCACCTTCTGTGTGTGATAATTGGATTCGTAAGGCTTCTTCCTCAAGGTCTCCCTCGAGTACTAAGGATTCGCCATTAGCCCAGTAATAGTAAGCCTCTGCCCATAATTGGTCGATGTCATCTTGCGTTATGTCCCAAGCGTTTTTCGTCTTACGATCTTTGTCGCCTGTGATTGGCCAGAATCGGCGGTTACCTGTGCGGTCCTTAAGAAACATAAGATTATTAGTAGAACCCGCAAATACACATTGGCGA